TATTACCAATTCATCTCCAACAGTAACATTAATGTTTGTCAAATTGACCGTGATTGAAGATGAATTAATATCAGAACTTTGAGTAGTAATTTGAGTATAACTTATTCTATTTAAACTATTACTGTAATTTTTTTCAACTTCTGCATAAACAAATGAAAAATCTTTATCTACAACTTTACCTGCAGGAAGAATTAACCTACCCTTACTATCTCTAACTTCAGTAGTTTCGTAATGATGAACAGCATTTAAATCTGTCCCATAGATTGACTCCGCATAATCATAGACCTCTTTATCAGAAAGTGGCCATTGGTCCCTAACTCTTGTAATACCTGAACTTACAAGAACTACCCAATCATATTGAGTGCTTCCATAAAGTTCTTCTGCTACTGTTTCTGGACGAGCACCATCTACAATCTGATACTTATCGAAGATTGTAAAGACATTTTGTAAATCGTCACGAAGTTTTACACGACGAAATAGATTCTTAACAGTCAAATACTCATCAGATGCTTTGCGGTCTGATAAGAATGATTGGTATTCTAGATTTGGTAATTCTCTAAAGTAAGACATTAGTATCCAACTCCTGTTGCTCCTGGACCCTTATCATAATCTTCTGCAAAGATTGGTGTAAGTTCTTGGAAATTTAAAGTCATAATCATATGAACTGGAGTAGCATCTGCATAAGTTGCATAAGTTCCAGAACCAGTATAATTAACACTCATACCTTTGAGAGCACAAATTTTAAACTTATTTAAGAATGGATGTGGATTTGCACCACTCATATATTGAATTCTAAAGACATTTGGTGCAGTTAAAAATAATCCAGCAGCACCTTCAAATGCCGCCCCCTTTTTAACTGCACTGTTGATTTTAAATGCCCTAATAATTTCTTTAATTTCTTTCGATTCTTTTTCTGAACGTGGAACCATATCAAATCCAAAAGTAAAACCCGGTCTAAAAGTTAATCCTTGAAATATAAGTTCGATATTTGAGTTTGCTACAATCCCACCAATCCTAGATGAAAGTTCTCCTGGTTTTATACTTGAATTGAAAAGAGTATTCACTGCTAATCCTATTGCTCCTGCTTGTATTCTTTGTTGAGCGGTTCCAGATTTTGCTGCTTTAGTAACCTTTTCCCTCAGATCTTTAATTTTTTGTATTCCTTCTCCCATTGAACTGGTTTTTAAAAGTTCAGCACTAGCACTAATTAATCCGGAGCTAATTGGATTAAAACCACTCTCACCCCACTGAGCACCATTACTATCCCCTATTCCATCTGGAATAGGAAGAATGATTGTTTTTATGGGAACTTTTTTGCCATAATCTACATCATCAGAAGTTGCTAAAGCCAAAGAACCTGGAGAAAATCCAAGACCAGGTGCTTGATAGTCTAAAATATCAATCTTTAAATAATCATCAGATTTATCAAGTTTCTTTAGTGGATATCGTAGTGGCTCAGTCATTTATGTTTTCTAATTATTTAGTTCTAATGTTACTAAAAGGCAGTCTTCGCAAATCTTCAATTTCCGTATTATAAACCTCATACATTCCTCCAGCAATTTCATCCCATGTATATTGTCTAGATTCTCCCCAATGATAATTTAACCCTTTAAATCCCCAGTTGAATACATTAGTTACAGCAACAAGAGGATTCTGATCATATCTTATGCCAGTGGTTTTAGCATTATAAACAAAGATATAAAACTTACCAACTTTTGGAGGTTCTTTACTTTCGGACAAAATATCCATTAATTCAATCATTAAGTCGTCAGAATTTTCTGTTCCAATAAGTTTTTTTACTAGAGGACTGATACGATTTATTTTTCCCCTATCTTTTAGAGTCTTTCTCGGCATTACTTAATACCCAGTTCGTTTTCTGTGATTACCTTGAACTCATATCCTCTATCAGCACACCATTCTTTTGCTGCTTCCCACTTTGATTGATTTTTAGCATACTCATAAACCTCACGAATATAATTCTTTGTCTGCCTTTGAGGTTTTGGTGGCGGAACAGTTTGTTTTTTAGGTTTGATTTCGATCATATATTTTTTAATTGAACCATCAGATTCTTTGACTTTTATGAGAAAGTCTGGGAAATATCTATGAATCTTACCGTCTAATGGTGAACGGTATGGAATGCATTTTTCTTCAGATTCCCAAGATATAATTTTTTCATTTAAGTCACAATAAACACAAAACTTTCTTTCCCATAGAGACCTATAAATGATATTTGTGGGATCTCCATTATACTTTTGAGGAAATGAAGGTTGATATTTTCCCTTGTAAGACATCTAAATACTTATAACATAAGACTCGTATAAGGTATTTAGAGTGGCTATTAAACGCAGAATATCTGATATAAAACCACTATTAACAAATCTTGCCCAATCTTCACACTATGAAGTTCAATTTGGTGGATTGCCAGATCAATTAAAAGATTATCTTCGTAAAAGAGGAGTTACATCTAGATTTGTTGTGGGTGATGCTGGATTGCTATGTTATTCCGCTTCTCTTCCCACCTCCCAATTGAATGTAAAAATGGTTGATGGAAACTATATGGGAGTTCAAGAAAAGTTTGCCTATAGTAGAAGTTATAGTGAAATAACACTTGAATTTTATGTTGATAGTAAATATAAAACTCTTAAATTTCTAGAATCCTGGATAGAATTTATTGCGAGTGGGTCGCATAATAATATTAATGGTGTTTCTCCAGCAGTTAGTCAAAATGAAGAAAATTATTTTGTAAGAATGCAATATCCAGAATATTATAAATCTAATTTTACCAGAATTATTAAATTTGATAGAGACTATAAAGCAGAAATCGAATATACCTTCAAAGGGTTTTGGCCAATATATATAAGTCCTCCGCAGATTTCTTATGTTGCTTCAGATGTCTTAAAAGTATCAGCTTCATTTCAATATGACCGTTATATTGCTGGCAAAGCATTAAGTATTAATCAGTATAGAGGAAACGATAATAATAAAGAATCGAATGATCCAAAACAAAATCAAACTATTTCTCAAGAACCATTAGTTCCAGTTCGTGGTCAGAGTGGCGTTGTTTTTTATAATCCGAATATTGACACAAGAACGACTGCTGAAGTTAATAGAAGATTTTTTGATTCTACTGGACAACCGATCATCAACTAAATATTTTTAATCAAATAACTTATTATGCCTTTACCAAAGATTTCTACACCAACATATGAGTTGGAAATTCCTTCTTTAAAAAAGTCAGTCAAGTATCGCCCCTTTCTAGTTAAGGAAGAAAAAATTCTTATCATCGCAATGGAGAGTGAGGATCCAAAGCAGATTGCTGAAGCAGTAAAAACAGTAATTGGGAATTGTATTATTACCAGAGGTATCAAGATTGAACAACTTTCAACTTTTGATATTGAATATCTTTTTCTGAATATCAGAGGTAAATCTGTTGGGGAGGAAGTTGATGTTCTTATTACTTGCCCGGATGATGAAAAAACCCAAGTTCCAGTAAGTATTAATCTAGATGAGATTAAAGTTCAGGTAAAATCAGACCACTCTCGTGATATTAAACTTGATGATAGTTTAACCTTGAGAATGAAGTATCCTTCGATGGAAGAATTTATTAAGAGTAATTTTTCAAATGAATCTGAAGTATCAGTTGAAGATACTTTTGGTATGATTACCTCTTGTGTTGAACAAATCTATAATGAAGAGGAATCTTGGGCAGCATCTGATGTAACTAAAAAAGAGTTGAATGAGTTTCTTGAGCAACTTACATCAAGTCAATTTAAAGAAATAGAAAGATTCTTTGAGACTATGCCCAAACTTTCTCATACAATTAATATCAAAAATCCAAATACTGGAGTAGAAAGTGAAGTTGTTCTTGAGGGATTAACATCTTTTTTCGCCTAGCGATGGCGCATGAAGATCTTGCGTCATATTATAAAACTAATTTTGCACTGCTTCAGCATCATAAATATTCTTTGAGTGATTTAGAGAATATGATACCGTGGGAGAGGGAAGTTTATGTTGGTCTTCTCCAACAGTATATTGAAGAAGAAAACCTGAAGAACGCATCTAATGGATAGTTATAGTTCACCACTAGTTTCAATTCAAGGACAACTTGATAATATTCGTTCAGAAGTTTCTGGTGTAACCTTTGGATTGCAAGGTATTGCATCGCTAATACAGAGTGATAGTGCTTTAGAATCTCAAAGACTTCGTTTAGAGCAGGATCAGGAAAAGCAATTAGTAGAAAGACAAATAAGAGTTGGTCAAGAAGGGCAATTACAACAAACTGTTTCTGCAGCACTTGTTGCACCTATAAAAAAAATAGAACCACAACTAACTTCTACTTTTGATAGGGCAACTGATGCTCTTAAAAGATTATTTGGAACTGGATTTGGTCTTTTAGGAATATCTGCTCTTACAAAAGGTACAGCAGCAAATCTACGAAAACTAACTGACATTCGTGGCATCTTTAAATCATCTCTTGGATTTGTTACTTCTTCTTTCTCTCTTATGAGGGGGGGATTTACTAGAGTTATTAATTCTATTCGTGCGGTTACATCTAAAGTTTTTGATATTGCAACAGATTTAGCAAAATCGCCTCTAAAAGCAGTTTCTGATTTATTTAAAAACTTTTTGAAGGTAAAACCAGGTGCTGCCTCTGCTGGAGCAGGTGCGGCAGCGGCAGCAGCAGGTGGATTTAATATCTTATCATTATTGGGTAAAGGAGTTACTGCACTTGGAGGTGCAGCAGATGTATCAAGTGGTCAGAATTTTGATGCTGCATTAGCATTCACTTCATTACTTATTCCTCAAACAAGACTAATTACTGGTACTGCATATGCTGCTGATACAATTGCAGAAATATTTGGTGGAAATATTTTTGGAAAAAATTCAAATCAAAAACCAGGTGCTCCAGCAGCACAAAATCCAATGATACCAAAGTTTGAATTAGGAAAAAATATTAATTTTTCTTCTTTACAAGCATTTGCTTCTGATAAAGTAGATCAATTCAAAGATATGTTGGGATTTAATGGTCCTCCAGGTCCTCAACCAGGTTCTCCAGAAATACCAACAGAAAACGGTAAAGATACACCAGGACCAAAATCAATTCCAGTGGTTCCATATAGACCACCAGCACAAATTCAACCAGCACAAACACAAACTCCAAATGTTGGACCATCGCCAGAACCAAAACCAGATATCATTTATACAACAACTGGAAATCAGCAACAAGGAGTAGCACAGGATCAACAATCTGGACCTATTACTGATGTTCCCTTAATTTCCTCATCAAATCCAGATAATTTCTACACATTATACTCACAACTTAACTATAATGTGGTGATGTAAGATGGCAGTTATTCCTAATAATATTTTTAGAACCATATCAGATACCAAACAGCAAACGGCATCATCTAAAAGGACTATTTTTGGTATTTCTAATATATTATCTAAAAAGATAACCGATAGAAAAAATATTGGATCGAGTATAAGATTATTCAAGAACAGAAGAATACAAATTGGAAAAAGGAAAGCACTTCAAGATCAAGTTTCTGCTCCAACAGTCGTAACTAAAATAGGTGGACCAAGAGCATTAGCACAAGCTTCTAATGAAACTAGTTTAAAAGATAGATTATTTGGTTTTATTGGATATCTTTCTGCTGGTTGGATATTAGGAAATCTACCAACTTGGATTGCATTGGGTGAGCAATTTACTGGAAGAATTATAAAGGCAACATCTATTTTGAGTGAATATGGTGATGAAACGATGAAGATAATAAGTAGTTTGGGTGAAATTCTTCAATCAGCATTTATTAATCTAGCAAATCTTGATTTTACTGATAGTTCTTTTCTTGTCAGATCTTCTTTTCAAGATTTAATTACAAATATCGATGGACTAGGTGTAGGTATTAGTGAGGCATTTGCTGTTCTTACTGAACCATTTAAAAATATTCCAAAGATTGGAACTATTAGTGAAGAACCTGATGCTTATAATCAACCTGGAACTGCTCTTCCTGATGCTCAATCTGCAGAGATGTATCGCATTGCTGCTGCACTTTCTACCGAAGGATCTGGAGCACAATCTACAGTTGATATGATGCAAGTAATTGTAAATAGAAAAGCATCTGGAAGATATGGTTCGACGTATACAGATATTCTCGCTGCGGGAGAAAGTGTAAATAGGTCACAATTCCAAGGAGTTTGGAAAAGACCTGGTGGACCGAAAGGATTTAGAAAAATTGAAACATTAGAAGATGCTGCTAAATGGTCTGGACAAAGTAAGGGTACTCTTTTAAAAATTATCGAAAACATTCAAAACCCAACATTACAGGCAAATTCTGCAAAGTTTGTTGGTGGAGCATTTGAGTTTAGAGCATCTCCACAAAATAATAAAAATGGTCGTCTTCCTGGAACTGCTTGGCGTGGTGGTGCAGGCGATAATCAATTTCTTGTCGATGTAAGTAGGGGAGATCCTATTAGAAAAGAAGGTCCAGCTCCATTTAATTTGCCAGCACCAGTAGCAAAATCCACTCCTCAAGTTTCTGGAAAATTAACAACTTCAGTAGTTGGTGACGTAGATGTTGTTGGAAACACTAACCCAACCGTTGGAAGAAGTGGTGGAGGTGGCGAATATCTAGCAAGGGGAGGAGCACACAAAGGAATTGATATTGGAACTAGTCATCAAAAAGGATACTATGTAGCATTTAGACAAAATGGAAAAGTCACCTTCGCTGGATGGGATGGTGGTGGATATGGAAATTTAGTTATTATTCAATCTGGAAATCTTGAGTTTTATTTTGCCCATTTAGCAAAAATAATGGTAAAAAATGGTTCTCAATATAACGGAGAAACTATTGGTGAAATTGGAAATACTGGTAGATCTCGTGGAGAACACTTACACTATGAAGTAAGAAAAGGTGGTCGTCATATTAATCCAGAACCATATCTTGGATTGCTTGCGATTGGAAAATCATTAAGAACAACCTCTGGACAAATTATATCAGCAGCACCATTAGCATCATTAAAACCGGAGGCACCAGGAAGTGCAAAAGAGTCTCCAACATCAGCAGAGATTGGGATGCAAAATTATAATGATGAACTTCTTACTCTTCTCACTACAGAAAGGACTGGTAGAAAGATTGTTGTAATTGACGATAGACAATCTACACTTCCACAAATACTACAGTCTGGAAGTGGGTCTGAAAATTATAATTCTGTTAATGAATTTGATTTGGTAAATACCTTTATCAAAAACAAACTTCTTCTCGATTTAAATTACCTATAATGTCTATTAAAAGATCCGTATTTGAAGAACTCATTATTGAGTCTAATGATCAAACTAGAAGAGTAGATATTGCTGCTGGATCTATCATTGTAGATTACTATGAGGACATTTTTTCTCCTACAATTACGGCAAAGATAAGAGTAGTTAATACTGGAAATACTATTGCTCCTGCAAATAATCCTGATGGAGAAAGACAATCAATTTATAATGGATTACCTTTAAGAGGTGGTGAGAGAGTTTCTATGAAAATTGCAGGAAACTCTTCAACCAATCCTGGACTTGATTTCTCCAAAAATCCAAATGATTATCTTTATGTTTCAAGTATTACTGATGTAATCTCTGAAACAAACAAAGAAAGTTTTACATTAAATCTTGTTTCGAGAGAAGCAATTACAAACGAAACGACTAGAGTGATGGGGAAATTTCCTACTGGACTTTCAATTGATCAATCTGTTACTAAAATTCTAAAAGAAAATCTAAAGGCAAATAAAATTGGAACTATAGACCAAACTTCAAATAAGTATGGTTTTATTGGTAATATGAAAAAACCATTCACTGTTTTAATTTGGTTAGCATCTAAAGGAGTACCTGTAACTTCTGGTGATGGAACTGCAGGATTTGTCTTTTATCAAACTCAAGATGGATTTCAATTTAGAGGAATTGATAATCTGATTCTACAACAAGCAAAAGCATCTTATGAGTATAGTCAGGCAAGAGTTGGTTATGATAATGAGGATAACAAAATCAATAATAATTTTAAGATCTTAAACTATATCACTGATAAGAATCAAAACTTAATCGAGAAACTTAAACTAGGAACATACGCAAGTCATCGTATGTTTTTTAATCCTTTAAACTTCTCATTTTCAAAGTATGAGGAAGGATTATTTAAACTTAAAGATTATTCTGGAAAAGTAAAAAATCTTGGAAGCGATCTTAAACTACCAAAAGTATCTGAAGGTTCAGATTTAACTTTAGGAGATGTTCCTACAAGAATTATTACTGCAGTTCTTGATATTGGAACAATGGAAAAGGATGCTTCAAGAGAACTAAACTCTGATCCAAAATTATATCAATCACAATCATTGATGAGATATAATATTCTTTTCACACAAACTCTGAGTGTTATGGTTCCTTCAAATACTAATTTGAGAGCAGGTGATGTTATTGAATGTAAGTTTCAAAAAATATCAAAATCAGATGCAAAGGAATATGACTCTGAAACAAGTGGGCTATATATGATTAAGGAGTTATGTCATCATTTTGACGCACAAAATTCATATACCTCGTTGAAACTTGTAAGAGATACTTTTGGAATTAATACAGAAGAAAGGAAAGGATAAATGATTGACGAGTCATTACTTAAAAGTAACTTTTTGGGAAGAGATGGTTTCCGTTGGTGGATTGGGCAGATTGCTCCTATTGATGCCTGGAAGTCTCAAGCAGAAGGTGGTGGTTGGTCATACAGATATAAGGTAAGAATCATTGGATATCATCCTTATAATGTTACTGATCTTTCGAATGAAGATTTACCCTGGGCACAAGTTTTATTACCAACAACTGCAGGTACTGGAGCAGCAAATTGCTCTACTGGAGTTCAATTGCAACCATCTGATGTAGTTTTTGGATTTTTCCTTGATGGTGATAATGCTCAAATTCCTGTAATTATGGGTGCATTTGGTAGAACATCAGAAGTTTCAAAATTACCT